TTAATCATCCTGTAGAACTATTTGACCTGTTCCACTTGTTCTAAACCAGATCTGCTTTGACTTTGTTAAACCTTCTTTAACTTCTACAGAAACCATTTTCCCTTTAGCTTCCTGATAAGTAGGAACTAAATAAAGATGATCTTTGGAAACTGCAACACGTACAGAAGCTGGAACTTCTTGTTGTAAACCAAAATCCCATTTGGTTCCTTTAAAAACTAGACTACAAAAGTCACCAGTTTGAACATCTAATAATTGAGCTGTAATACTGAGCATAATTAACCTACCTTAGCAAAGCGTGATTCAGGTTCTTGATACCAATCTGGTACTTGATTCTGAAAATCGATTTTGACGAGCTGAACGAATGGAATAACGTTATTTTTTGATTCTGAATCAAGGTTTTGCAAATAAGCCTTTGAAAAACCGCAACTCATTAAATCTGATATATATTGATAATATTGTGACTTACTATATTTCTTCTTAAGTTCATCAGAACCATGAAGTTCCAATGCACAAAAGAAATTAAAAATATTACGAGACTTAGTTTGTGATAAACGACCTGACTTTGTATAAGTGTCGAATTTAGCGCAGATTTTTTCAAATACAGTATCGTGATCAAGAGCCTTCATCGTATGACCCTCCAATGCTTCAAAAAGTGGTTTATTTGCTAGTTGCCAAAGATCAGTTAAAAAATTAGGGTGTTCAGATTGATATTTAATAAGATCAAATACATTGAGTGGAATATTATGTTCCGTTAACCACAAAGGTTTAAAACGAGTTTCTAAACGTAGTAAACCCTGCATAAATTCAATTACACGAGGGTCTTCCATTGCTTTAATTACACGCAACGCAAAAACTTCACCTTTAGAAGCTTGACGTTTTAGCTTTGCAAGCTGCAATTGAAATTCAATTGACTTGCAATAAGCCTTACGGCACAAGCGTTTAGAATTAGGTGAACCCCAATAAACTGTGGAACCATAAACCAATTTAGATTTACGAAGTGAGCCACTGGAAACTTTACGAAGAAAGTCTAAAACCTTGCATACTTGATCATCATTTCTTAAACGTGCTGAATAAGTCACATCTAAATTGACAATCTGAGCATTCGGAATATCTAATATTTTATAAAGCTTAGGATGAGATTCCGCTAAGAAACCAAGCATTTCAAAAACACCTAATTCCAAATTATCCGAGCCAAAAATGTTATGACCCTGCATAATCTTTGCAGGACTACATTTGATCATGACATGCGGTTTAATTTTACCTTCATGAACTAATTTAAAAGCAACATTAGTAAATGAAGTGGGTAAATCATCATAAGGGTGATACAACGCACCTACTTGCATATTGCCCTGCTCATCCAAGTAAACATCTCTTGAACCTACAGTGACACCAAGCTGTAACAAATCACAAGACAATAGAAAATGCTTGCCATCCCTATCCGAGATAACAAATTCGTCTAAGACGAATAAGCGCATTTCTATAAAATCAATCATGAAAAGTTACCAAGTAACTACGTTTAAGAAATTAAACAAAATTACCAAGTAACTTGTCAACCTGTAAAACAGGTTAATATTAAAAAAGTTACCTAGTTATTTAGTTACAAGGCGTTTACAAATGAGCAAAGTCTACAAAATCCGTAGTGAAGAAGTTGAAGACGTAAAAGAGACACTAATGAAGTTTGTCGTGCAAAAAAAATCACTCATGGCTGAAAGCGATGTAATACACGCCCTAATCAAATACCATTTGAAAAATTTAAAAGCTGAGGAAGTGATGAAATATAGACAAGAAGTGTTAGGTAAAGACGAATAAAAAAATAATATATTCCGAAATATCGGACTTAAGTACGACATTAAACAAGTCGTACTTCTCCCCTTCACTAAGCTTCGCATAATGCAGATTGATGTTAAAAAGCCCCGTGAGACTATCTAATCTTCTCACTGGGGCTTAGTAACATAATCTGAACATCACATTATGCGAACTTTCAGACGCTAAAAAGTGCATTTAAATACAGAGAGGAAAGAAGCAAATAACATCCCTGTAATGAAGAAAAACATCGCAATAAAAATAAAAACCTTAATAGGAAAAAATTGCATTTTAAACTTAAGTACATGTGCATCATGTTTTGTCATATTCTACCAGTCCATTAGGTAAAGAATTATCCGCAAAGGTGGTGACTTGCTCTAAAATATCAAACGCTTTATTAATACTTTCTTTATCGGTCAAGTAACCACATTTCACTAAAACATCAATTGCACCAGACAACTCATTTAGATTTTTTAAACAATCCAAAGGCAATAAAGAAGTATCTATCACTTGGCTTGCTTTTTCTTCTAAATATTCAAAAACTTGTTTTGTCATATATCCCCCGTCAAAGTGTCTAGACTACGCCTTGAGACACTCAAAATTTATACAAGATTTAATTGTTTACTCGATGTGTCTCAATTCCCCTGAAGACACTTTTCTATACCGCTACGTTACATCAAAGAGACGGTTTTTTGTAGTCAAAGGGAATGATTTCAAATCGTTATAAATCCCAATTAGGGTCTCTCTCTAAGCCACGCTGTATATAGTTTTCAGCATATTGAATCGGTTGTTGACGTTGTGGAATCTGCTCAACAGAATCCTTTCTCAAAGCTTCTGTATTCATAGGTTCATTACGTGGTTGAGCAAAATAATTAAAAGGTCGATCACCTGCATGTTTTAAGAGTCGTCTGCAATCTGATTGAGACACATCATGCAAAATTGTACCTTGCTGGGTATATGCTACATAACGTCCATTCTGCTTCATACAACCACTAAACACAGGCTTTGACGTAATCTCATAACTGACTTGACTAGCATCAATATCATAAGGCTTATTAGGATTGTATTTAAGCACAATACTTTGCATGTCATTTTGCTCTTTTGCCAATAATTCAGCATTTCTTTTTGTCGGATCGCGTAAGTCTGCACATTGCTCAATGGTTAAACCATACTGTTTAGAACACTGCTGATCTAATAAAAGATTCTGTTCGTCAGTCTTCTGATTAACCGTTTGACCATTCGTTTTACTATCTTTTTTGGTATCTGATGCACTTTGTTTATCCTCAAATCTTTGCGGGTTAAAAGATTTAGTATTCATTAAACCAAATACTACAAAACCAACTATTCCTAAAATAATTGATACATAGATAAATAACTGTTTTGGTAACTTAAATTTGATACTGGAATGGTCAGACGCAGAATGATAAAGCTTTTGATATTCGTCTTTAAAATGAAAGCGATAATGGTCGAAATACTTCTTATGTTTAGCATTACGATTTGCAGCAGGTTCAGGGCTAGATAACCACTTATCAAATACAAAAACATTTGTATAAGGCGGTTTAGAACTAGGACGCTTTATGAAGTACATCTTATCAATAAGCTTATGAATACCTTTTTCAATACGCGCAGGGTCCTGAGTAATTAACCAAATATCCTTGTTAAAATGACCATGAATTGTAAGGTCCTTAATCATCTGATCTTGAGAGTATTGATTACCCTTGTACTCATATGCTTTACGCATATGTACTTCATCATAAATAATAATTGAACCATCCGGAGTATCCCGCCAATCATCTGGAGCAGGTTCAACTTCAGGTATTCTCAGACCATCAATATCACAATAAATTTGTCTTGCCGGTTTACCTTGTTCTTCTAATTTTTTATTTTCTTCAAGCATATCTAATATGGTTTTCACCATAAATTGAGATTTGCCATTACGTGGTTGACCACATACTAAATTAATCACTTTTTCGTACCCCAACTTGCATACTTGATAATGCAACACGTAAGGCAATAGCAGATAAAACCATACTGATAGCTTGATCAAATCCACTTAGACCAACAACATACAATACGTTGCCCAATGTGCCCCAATAACTTTGAATAGTGCTTACAGCTAAGGAAAATGCTCCTTGTGTTGCACCGTATGTAAATAAAGAAAGTCCAGCACCTTTAAGTAATTTTGAGACGGCACTAGATAAAATTGTTTCTGATACTTTAGAAAGAAGACTAGCTAAACTCATAGTTAATCTTCTCCCTTAACATTAATACCCGCAACAATAAAAGCTGAAGTAATAGCACCAACAGCCAACACAGCAGGCTTAAAGAAAGTAAGAGCATCACAAACAGGTTGATAAGGTAATTCAAGAGTATAAGTCTGACCCATTAAAGTGAATTGAACAGAATCTTTTGGACAAGCATCCGAACCCGTAAGTGTTACAGTACCTGCCGATACATCTTCATCAAATTCAACTTTTTCAGGGTCTTTCTGTTCAGGATCTTCTTTCATCCATTCATCTGTTTTTTTCCAATCGTCATACCATTTACAGACCGTAAAAGCCCATTCACAAAATATTGGAAACTCAATTGATATGGATTGACCACCAGTCGGATTTCCTTCAGGGTCTTTAATCGGTTCAGCTTTACCGTCAGCAGTCCCACCATCTTCATCCCATGTGCGATCATTAGCATTAGGTGCAGATTCTGAAGGTGGATTAGCATATTGAGGCGAACCATAAGGAGCAGGTTGATTATTAGGTGTTTGTGGAGCGTTCTTTAATTTCTGGTCCATCTCATTAGCTAAATCATCACCAACACCATTACCTGAGTGTTGATAGATATCAGCTACAGAGCTATTCATAAGACCAGTATTAGCAATAGGATTATAATGTTCTGGTTTTACAGGATCGTTATAGCCTTCACCCATCATTGCAGCCCCTAATAACTCAGGTGTTAAAGGAATTGTTTGATCTTGGGGTGGTTCTCCATTTGGATCATAATCTGGATTTACAACATACTGAATAGTAACGTTTCCGACTAAAGCGCCAGAAGAATCAAAAAGATAAACTGTTTTATAATCAGCGTTAATAGTGTCTTTTATTTGGTAAGAACGTGCCTGTTTTGATGAGGCAGCAGTTGAATTGTGATAAGCCATATATGCAGCAGCAGCTGCGGTAGTAGTCGAATAATAACCAATATTTGTCCAATGCCATGCACGTGGTAAAGTCGGGTCTTTATCTGGGTCAGCAGGTTTTTTCTTTACATATGCACCATCTTCCATAACCCAACCAATTGCTTCAATAAGCTGAGTCGCAGCCATAACACCAATCATTTGAACGCCTGGATTCTTTGCATAGAATGCAACACGCTTAAACATAGATGCACCCACTTTTGAAGCTGTAGGCGATGCTTCTGCAATAGCAATTCTAGTAACTGTTCTTGTTTTCGCAGTTACTGGATCAGTTTCAGTAAATGATCTAGCAGATCGACCGTAGACACGTCTTGCATAATCTTCACGATTCTGTTGTCGCTTAATTTCACGTTGAAGCCACCAATCACCATCATCGGTGGCGTTAGCTTCAGTCATTAGAATTATTGGTGAAAGGATAATTGAGAGAGATAAGTAAAAGCGGATTGTTGTTGAAATTGTTCTTCTTAAAACATTTTTATACCAATATAAATCATCATTAATAGCCATATGTACGCCCCAATATCACCCATGCTTCACCCCGTAAACGCGACTGCGAGCCCTCGCGCGTTTACGGTGGCTCGCATGTAATACACTGGTTCTTAGAATGCAGAACGGATGTATTTAAATACTTTGATACCTAGCGGAATCAAAATTGCAGCAGCAGCTACAGTAGCACCCGCAACCTGAGCACCAGACAACTCCCCAGTAATTTCAGTTACATCAATAGCAGCATTCGATGCAACAGTTACCCCCGCAGCCGTAGCAACTACAGCAGCTTGTTTAAAACGTTGAAGCATTACTTGTTTTTTAGTGTTCATGATTGAACTCCTTACTTTTCAAAAATTTGCACTCGTATAGTTTTCAAACTCCATACGACTGCCAGACATAACCAAAAAGCGCCCCCAATTGTTGTAGCTTCGGCGTAGCTTAATGGTGGTAAATAAAGGTCAGCTTGACCCCATTGAAGACATGACTGCACCCCATTAGCATCAGGTGACGATAATTGCTTACAGACCATGTCCATTTCTAAAATCCCCAATTAGAGCCACTGGCTTGCGCTTTTAAACCACGCCCCCAAAAGCCAGTGGTATCTGTTATTTACACTTGTAAAAATGGATGCAGTAATCAGAGTGTTTTGTAAACTTTTTACCGCACTTCTTGCATGTATAAACAAATTCTGTCATAGTTAAATTACACATAAGTTATTGATTTAATTGACATATTATACATTATACGAAGCGGTAAAAATAACTATGTGTAATGTATAGCTTTATTTCGGTTTTCCGAAGATTTCAGGATGTGCAATGTTACTTGCACCATCCTCGTCTAAAACATCAATCATTAAATTACCTTTGGCAACTCAACTTGTTTAACGACATACTTCATAGATTTTCCTGAAGTAACCATTTCAAATGTGATATCAGCTTCTAACGGAAATTTATGTTGCTTAAGCAACACTAGATTTGTTCGGTCTTGCCAGTTAAAAACCTCACATGCATTACCAACCGCATTACCTTGCGATTGATCAAGTGGAACCTCACAGTACAAAGCTACATGATCATAATGACGACCATCGTCAGTTTTAAAATCAACAGCCTTAGCGCCTAAGATTTTCACTTTATTTTTAAATTGCATCATTGCTACATTCTCCGAGCAGTTATAAGCACATGATCTAACCGCTTCGGATAAGCGAATTGATCAGAGCAAGAAATAATATTGATTAACTCTTCAGGTTCAAAAACCTGTTTAAAAACATTGATATACTTGCCATATTGATGTTTAAGATTCTTAATGGCAGTATCAAAGTTAATGCGTGCAACCTTTTGAATTGTTTCAATTCTTGCAGGTTGAATATCTTCAGATAAAAATGCGAAACATGGGTATGAGGCTATGAAATACTCACTTGGAGCTAGCAACATATCGAACGGTAAAACACGGTCAATTGACTTAAATTCAACTTCAGCACGTTGCCAGTTATCATTCGGATCACCTTCAGCACGACCTTTCTCGTACAAACGAAGCATCTTGCCTGATTCACGTGCACCGACCATTAAAGTACGTCCTTTACCGTTTGGACGTTTCCAATTGCCTTTATGTTCGATATTCGGCATACGGTTGCCACAGCTAAAACCGCCTAAACCATCTTGCATATTGCCCCAATCAACATTGATCTTTTTACCTTCAAAGTCATCATGTGCAATATCAACACGAGTTAATTTAGCTCGTTTAGCAATAGTCACTAAGAAGTTGTAAAGTCTTAATTCCCAACCACTTTTAGCAAAGTTGCAACCACGGCCATTAATCATAATTAAGATGGTATTACGTTGACCGCCAATGCAGACAAAACCGAAATCTTCACCTAGTACATAGCTTTCTTTATAGAAATTCAGACCGCCATGACGGCATGCAGTCGTTGAGAATCCAAAGATGTGATGTAACTGGTGGTCCAATTCCTCTACAGCAGCCGTCCAACGGTGTGTATCGATGATGTATTCATCTTCATTCCAATACTTGTCGCCTAAAGTCTCAATTCCGATTGTGAAATTTACCCAGTCAATCACGGCAATTTCATTATCAGCAGGCAGACGGCATTGAACTGGTTTAACACCTGAAGATGTCATCACCATGTGAGCGTATGGAATTGTGTATAACGAATGCTCTTGATACGGGAGATCGGCGTCTTGCAGTTGCGTATCAGATGTCTTTACCCCCATCTTATTAATGGGGGTTACAACCATCGCATTTTTCAATCCCCCCGATAAAGCTGTGGGGTTTGATTGTTTTTTATACTCACCCATTAGCAAATCCCCATTGAACGGAAATTATCATTCTCAGCTTTCAACATGTCGTAGTACTCCGCTACTTTGGCAGACTTATAGCCCCACTCCACCATGCACATTTCAATGTGACGTAGAACAAGCTCCGACTCGTAAGCAGGATTTCCCCCAACAACTAAAGTACAGGCTCTATCGAAAATGATCTTGGCCACGATTTCGAATGCTTGTTCTGTGCTCATATATGATTTATCACAAATGATATTTTGTGGTTTTATAACATCTAATTTGTGATTTAGCAACATATCATAAAATATAAATCAGATATGATGTGTCACTTTTAGGAGAATGACCAATGGCAGTTACCGTAAGACTTAGAGACGAAGAAGAAGAAATGGTTAAAGAGACAACATTAGAAATGATGTTCGAGACCAAAATCCGGATAAAAGAATCGGACGTACTTCACACTTTAATTAGAAAGTACTTAAAAGAGATCAAAACAGAAGACGTGATGAAATACAGATCAGATGTGCTGAAGAAGGACGATTAA